GACTATGTAGGAAATACGGACGATGAGAGGGAGATTTACTATGATATGATGGTGAATAAAGATTTTGTGCCTAATTCACCCGCTTTAATGAATGCCGGGACAGATACTTCAATGATGAGTGCTTGTATAAGTCTTGGGATAGACGATGATATGCGTGATATTCTCAAGACATTTACAAATGCAATGATCTCAATGAAGTATGGAGCAGGCATTGGAATTGATTTCTCTAATCTTAGACCAAAAGATGATTATATTCATTCTACAGGTGGAACTTCATCTGGTGTAGTTTCATTCATGGAAATGTTCAATCAGGGTGTTGAAACGTGCAAAAGCGGTGGTTGTGTTGCACATGATACTTTAATTCAGACATCAAAAGGTATCAAAAAAATTGGTAGTCTTATTGATTGTCCACCATTTGCTGATACAGAAATAAATGAAATGGTTTTATCTAAGGATGGGTTTGATACCGCTTACTTATCACAAGATAACGGTGAAAGTGATGTTATTGAACTTAAAACCGAATTTGGTTATAGTGTTAAGGCAACAGACAATCATATGATTAGAGTTGTCAATCAAGATGGCAAATTTGATTGGAAATGTATTTCTGATATTAAGATTGATGATTGGGTTGTTATTAAAAAGGGCGAGAATATTGTTAATGAATATGTTAAATTGGATAAGATACCCAAATCCGAGTATCATTTTAATGTCAAAACGGATATTAATTTACCTGATTATTTAGATGAAGAATTTGCTGAATTATTAGGATTTTATATTGCAGATGGCTGTATATCTAAAAAAGTATTTGCAATGTGTATTAATGACGATGATGTTGAAATCATTGAAAGATTTAAAGAAATGTGTGTAAAATATAATTTACATTATACTGCATCTAAAAAAGAAAATGATAATAGCACAAATTATCATATTGCAAGTAAATACTTTACAGATTTTATTAGACACAATAAGATAAAAAAATCATCGTCATTAAAAGCCTGTATTCCAAAAAAGATATTTGAATCACCAAAAACGGTAGTTTACAGTTATATTCGTGGTATGTTTAATTGTGATGGAACTAATGCACATAAATCTTATCCTTCTTATTCATCGGCATCAGAACAATTAATAGACGAATTACAATATTTACTTTTGTCTATTGGTATTATTTCGCGTAAATCGCGCGTAAAACTTACAAAATGTAAATATGGTAATAATCCAATTTATACATTAATCATTACCGATAAAAATAGTATTGAAGTATTTAATGAAAATATTGGATTTTTCGTTGAGAGAAAAAAGGTAATTTATGAACCATATAACATATCAACAAAAATACCTTTCGTTGGTAATTTGATTAAGGAATATTATTGCGAAGAACAAAAAAAGAATTATCCCAAGATCAACAAAGAAATTAGAAGATATATACGTGGTGATAGGAATCCATCGTTATATAGAGTTTTAGATTTGATTGAAAGGAGTGAACTTGTTGATAAATCTATACTTAAAGAAGATTTATTAAACAATGATTATTACTTTACCAAAGTAGTAGAATTAAACAGAACAAAATGTTACACTGTAGACATTGAAACAATGTCACATGAATATTCGGCTAATGGAATACTGGTGCATAATAAGCGTCGTGGAGCGGCGCTTGCTTCTTTAAGTGTAAGTCATCCAGATATTGAAGATTTCATTACATCAAAACTTGAAGAGGGTAAACTTTCCAACATGAATATTTCAGTAAGAATTACTGATAATTTCATGCAAGCGGTTGAAGAGGATAATGATTGGGAACTTGTATTTGACGGTAAAGTTTACAGAACAATCAAGGCAAGAGATTTATTTAAAAAGATTGTTTACGGAGCACATCGATTTGGGGAGCCTGGAGTATTATTTGTTGATGAAATTACAAGAAAAGAACCGTATAAAGGCACAGAATTTAAAATAGGGCAGAATGCGTGCTCAGAATCGAATCTCCTTACTTGTAATGGTGGTGGTGAGAGTTGTATTCTTGGTAGTATTAATCTAAGTAACTTTTATGATAAGCAGATTTCCAATGTAGCAAACATTACAAGACATGCTACTCATTTCCTCAATAATGTTACTGATAAGAATTTCTACCCCGTAGAAGAAGTAGAATACATGACAAAGGAGTTTAGACGTATTGGAATTGGTGTAATGGGTTGGCATGATCTATTGATTAAGTCTAATATTCCTTACGATTCGCCTGAAGCAGTAAAGACAGCAGAAGAATATATGGAATTAATCAATAATACCTCAATTCATGAATCACAGGTAATGGCAGATAAATTATCAAGGGTATTCCCAAGATTTGATGAATGTGATATAGACATTAAGCGTTATAATTGTGCTACAACGATCATTGCCCCTACTGGAACTATCAGCCTACTCGCAGGGTGTTCATCGGGCATTGAACCTATCTTTAGTCTTGTGCATAAGCGTTATACCTGGGCCGATGGTGAAAAGGTAGGATACTTACAGGTTCATCCAATCTTTGAAGAGAAACTTGATGAATACCTTGAATCCCGTTACAGTGCTTACGATTGGGACAGGATGAAGAAATCAGTTCTTGAACATGCTTACGCAAAGGGAACTATTCAAGATATTGCATGGTTACCAAAGGATTTCCGTGAATTGTTTAAGACTTCATTAGACATCTCACCAAAGGCACATATTGACATGCAGGCGGCGTTTCAGAAGTATACGGGCAATAACATCTCCAAGACTATTAACCTACCTAATAACACCACTGAAGAGGAAGTTTGGGATATTTACTTCTATGGATGGAAGAAGCATCTCAAGGGAATGACCGTATATCGTAGTGGAAGTAGAGACATTGAAGTGCTTGAACTCAAGAAAGATTCTACACCTACAACAACACTCCCCGATGGTAGAATCCTACCTAAACGTCCATCTGATCTTCCCGCTACAAATAGTAAGAGACGTTCAGGTTGTGGTAAACTTATCATTTCCGTTGCAGAAAAAGATGGTAATCCTTACGAGTGTATCATTAGTAATAAAGGTGGTTGCACCGCTATGAATGATGCATTGGGACAGATGATTTCTCTTTCAATGCGTTGGAATGTTCCTACCTGGGATATAATCAAGACTTTGCGTAATGTTACTTGTCCTGTCGCTTACAAGAAATTCTCTGAAGGTAATTGTGATGGAAAATCATGCTCGGATGTTATCGGTCGAGTAATTGAAAGTCTGATTCCTGATAAAGAGTCAGAACCAATTTCTATTCCATGTAAGGTGAAAGTAACCACGGAAGATAACATCTGTCCTGAATGTGGTGAACATTTGAGTATGGTTGAAGGATGTAAAACTTGTGCGTGTGGATATAGTAGGTGCGGATAATGTTAGAACTAAATGAAAATGAACTTGCACAACTCAATCAGTTTATCGCTCGACATGAGCGTTGTTTTGATGATAATAAGTATGAATTATCAGTTCACTTACATATTATTGGAACAGGAATTGGATTTGTTTATAAAGCGGAATGTGAATATTGTGGTGAATGTATCAATTTAACAGATTATGGATGTTGGTAAGGTGCATTTCATTCTTACCCTTAAATCAATTTTAAAACGCATATCATTGAGAAAAACATATTCAGATTACTGTATTACTTCGGAGTTGGATTAAATGTCAATTGCACATTATTACTACATGGAAACTATGCAAAAAGAACGATGGATTACCGTTGAATCTTTTGAATCGGTTATGAAAGTAGCATTCTTTGATTTTGTCAATGGTAAAAATATTCCACGTAAGATTGAGTATGAGAACAAGATTTACAAGTTTGTCGATATGTGTAACTATTGGGCAAAGCGTGGATGGTTACAGGCTTGGATAAATGGTAAGGAGGTTAGGGTTTGAAGTTCAGAATGAGTAAGAGTAAGATGTATCTTTACCGAAAATGTCCGCGAAAGTTCTATATTGAAACTTACACGATTTATGGTAAGGACAGAGTATCGAATGAAGCAGCGAAGAAAGGTAGCACTCTGCATGAACTATTCGAGTCTTACAATAAAAATACATCTGATTATGATTACTATGAGCAGTTCTTAATGAAGGATGATTTCTACAAGACACATATTGGTAACTTCTTCATCATTCTTTCCATGTTTGGTCTTGAACGTGCTACCTACGCTGAACGTAAGTTGTATGATGAAGAGAAGAATCTTGTAGGAATCATTGATGCAATTTATGAGAAAGATGGTAAGAACATCCTGGTTGATTACAAGACGGGTAAGTATCGTGTAAGTGATTACAAGAATTATCTTGATGAACTACACTTGTATGTCTATCTTGTGCAAAAAACAACTGGAATAACTATTGATCAGGTTGGTATATTCTTTACTGGTTATCCTGATGATTCTTTCATTGAAGATGTGGAACAGAAACGTATTCGCTCTGTCCTGCGTAAGTTTGATAATACAGTAAAGAAGATTGAAGAGAAGAAGTTTGATGCTAAACCGTCCTGGTTATGTAACTACTGTGAATTTGCCTACATATGTGACATGATTTATGATGAAACCGCACAAGATGACTTCCTCTAAATAACAATCTATTTAAACTCTTTTTTACATATAGAATAGTGGTGGAAGATTGTGTGCGCTACTATTCACAAGTTACTTTATGATTCTTTTCCGCGTCAGATTTCTATTCCTTACCGGATTACAACAAATACTTCTGAGGAATTTTACGAGCAGATAAATCGCTATAAATCATACAAGCGTGTATTTGCTACCATTTACAATTATACGTCCTCTGAAGTGTATGATAATGCATTCCTCAACGTAGATAAGATATTCTTTGATCTTGACGGTGAGGATTCATTTGTTGATGCTGTTAAACTCTCAAATGAGTTTGGTAAGCGTAATATGCGCTACTTGATGCTCTATTCTGGTAATGGATTTCACTTCTACCTCTTTACCAAGAATTACACGGATTTGAAGAATAAAAAAGCATCACTCTTTAGCGCACACACATTTTTTGCAAGGAAGTTCAAATTGACTACAATGGATGAGAAAATAATGGGAGATGTTGCGCGTGTAGCAACCATCCCCGGAACATTCAACAATCGTCGTGGTAGATACTGCATACCCCTTACAACAGATGATCTTGAGCGTGGATTGAAGTTCATACAGCGTAAGGCTACAGTGCAACCACATCCATGTGATTATGTAATTTACGGTAGCAAATACCTAAACATGGAAATGTTTGATGTGGGTGGAAAATACTATTGTAATCGCTGTAATTCACTCTCCTTACAAGATTATAGATTAGAGTATGATGATGCCATTTGTAGGCAGATAACGCATGATTCTCTACTCAAATCTCTTCCACCATGCATTTCATCCTTACTGATAAACAGTATGTCAAAACGAGTAGGTTTTAGAGGGCGCTACTTGCTTATTTCCTACCTGCGTGATAGTGGTTTCCTCTATGGCGAGATCAAGGATATACTTGAGAAATATCTTGTAAGCACACGTAATGGACGCACAGAGGCGTATCATTGCATTGTAGAAGAGCGACAACTTGATAGACTGTTTGATGTTTACAATCAACCTATTTTCCCGCGTTGTGAACTTGTCAAGCAGTATGGTTATTGTCCTCATTCTGGTTACTGTGACTTTACAAGAGAGTATGGAACGATAGACAAACATTTAGTAAAAATATATAGGTGATATTATAGATTATTTAATTGTAGATACAAGAGAACCCAAAACTGTTCAAAATAAGATTGCTCGCATTGCAAAAACATTAAATGTTGAAGTCCGTTTTGAAGCACTTGATTCTGGTGATTTCGCTTGGGTTATTGATGGTGAGAAGAAGATTGTAATTGAGCGCAAATCTGTAGCAGATTTTATTAATTCTGTGCGCGATGGAAGATTAGAAACTCAACTTACCAACCTTGAACAGTTTGATGAACCTTACCTTTTCATACACGGTAATTTCAAGAGTCTTTACTATATTCCTTACGCTAAACAATGGAAAACCACACATACTGTTGGTTCCCTTTGTTCTGTAGCAGCAAGGTATAATGTAAAGATGATTCAATTTGATACCGCGCCTCAATTATTCCATGCAATCTTTAAGATCCGTGAAATGGTAGGCAAGGGTAAGAAAGTAGAGAGTGTTAAGCATAAGAAAGTTAAGTCAAGTGCAAATCCACTCTATGACATTTACTTGTCGCTACCTGGAGTGGGTGATAGACGCGCACAGAAGTTACTTGAAGCGTATCCTAAACTTTCTGACTTGATTACAGATTATAAGAATAATGCATTGAAGATTAAACTCCCAAAAGAGACTATTGAAGCACTCAACTTTTTATGAGGTGGTATAAAATGATTATAAGTATTGAAGGTGTTGAGGGAAGTGGAAAAACCACTGTCCTCAATTATTTACGTGAAAATCTGACTGACTTTGAAGATATTGTTTACACGGCTGAACCTTACGCTGAAGATATGCGTGATTTGATTAAGAAACATAAAGACAATCCCGAAAAACAGTTACTTCTTACGCTGCTCGATCATTATGACCACATTGATTCATTCATCACTCCTGCACTCGAAGAGGGTAAGATTGTGATTACTGATTCTTACCTGGATGAAATCATTGCGCGTTATGGTGTGGTCCTCTCGCGCGACACTGATAATATTATGCGCTTCTTCGATGGTAATACACTTTTTCCCGATATAACCATCTTACTTTACGGTAATCCATCGATGTTCGCTCTACGTAATGCCAAACGACGTAAGATAAACAACATGACAGAGGAAATACAGCGATTACAAAAGATTCAGGACAATTATATAAAACTTGCAAAAGAGGGAAAACATCGGTATTTCATTCTAGATGCAAACAGTTCTATCGACAATATTTGTTTCAATGTCGAAAATACCCTACGTTATTACTTGTATCGGTATTATCATCCAGAATAATTTTTGCATAATAGTTCAGGTTGAATCAATTTCAAAACCCTTTTATAGACAAACGTAAAACTAATTGTATACAACATAGGTTTGGTGTAAAGAAAATGGATTACAAGGTTTGTGGCGTCTTTGACGCGGAAAAGAACAAGGAAGAGAAGTATTACTTCAAACTGAATGATTTTGAACAGAGTGTTTCGCTTGAGGTTGTTAATCAGAGCGGTGAGTCTATAGCAAATATTTGTATCATCAGTAAGAAGTCAGGTAAGATTACTCGCATTGGTAGTGTTACTGATAAACTTGGATTTGATCTCACTTGGGATGGAATGGTTAAGGTGGAGTAAATGATTGAAGGTGTTTTTGATGAGAAGAAGAAGAAGTGTGAGAAGAGACTTTACTTTAAACTAGAAGATCGGGGTATGAATAATATATTAATTAAAGTTGTTGATGAAGAAGGTCTTGGAATTAATGCACCATATATCTGCGGAATCAGTAAGACTACAGGCAAGATTAAAAGAGAAATGGATGTAAATAAAACCATTGGATTTGATCTTGACGAATATGGAAGGGTAAAGGTGGAGTAAATGGGTGTTGAAGGAATTTTCGATGGTAAAGTTCAGGAAAAGAGTAAGGTTGAGAATGTCTACTTTAATCTTGTAGACAATGATAAATTTGTTTCGCTTAAACTTGTGGATGAGAATGGAAACTATGTGATGTGTAGTAACATTTGCAACATTGATAAACAGTCAGGTAAAATTGATACTAGTTGTAATGTTAACTCTGATCTTGGTTTTACTCTTGATTCAAATGGTCGAGTAACCATAGACTAGAATCAAAATATTACCCCTGAAACATATCAAAACTATATGTTTCCGCACCCTATCTTTTTTCAGATGAGTAAATATACCTTCTCAAAACATCATGTCCGAAAAGTGATGTTTTACTCAAAGAATTGAAGAGTTTTAAAAAAGGTAAGAGGATTTAACCTCTTACAAACTTCCGCGTAAGGAAGTTATAGAAAAGTATCTGAAACTGCATAGAATGTTGGTATGCAGTTCTATTTTCTGTAAGAATATATTTAAACTGTGATTCTAACCACGCTTCAAATTCGGGACTACGTAACATTGCATCAGAATCAATCTTCTGTGCATGGAGAAGTTCATGCCAAATGCGTAATCCAAATCCTAATTCATCTGTTTCCCATGTGTTCTTTGTTACACCAACACTCTTTCCTGCACAACCTCCTGCATATTTAGCATTACGAGCCTTACCATCGAAGATTACAACAGTATCATCCGCTTCAGGTATGAGAAATCCCTTCCATTCACCGCTCATTACACGATACTTAGGTGCTTCTGTAAGGAAGTTGAATTTCCACAGTTGAGGAATAAGGTAAAGAGAGTTCTTTACAAATTCCGGATCAATGTTATCTTCAATGTAAATATCAATTTTTATTGGTCTTTCTTTAGGTGTTCCAAACACAGCAGATAAAAGTGTAAGGAAGTAGAGTTTAAATTTCTTCATATCAAATTTCATACATCACCTCTTGAATAATCTGAACAACCGGATATACCAATCCTGTCCAATGACATCTTCAATCTCTTCATAAATCTTACGTGCTTCATCGGGACTGATATATCCATCTTCATAACTCTCTTCAATCGCACTAATAATATCCTGAATCTCTTTGAACGATACTCCTTTCCCTACAATAAATCCAATACCAACAGTAAGAAGGGTAGAAACAATCATGTAGAGAATACCACTGTCAATTAGAAATTGTAATAAGTTATCCATTTAAATCATTTATTCCAATTTACTTAATTCAATAATAACTTCATCACGATACTGCATAGGAACTTGTTCAATCGTCATGCGTCCCGTCTGAATAGCAAACACACACATTATTACAAAAGGATTCATATTGAACCCTCCAATGCTTCGACTTTTGTCTTGAGTTCATCAATTTCTTGCATTAATCCAGTTATAATTAATGCAGTTATATCTACTGAATTTTTATCAGAGAGTGTGCTGATGTATTCGGGGATAGAAATGATTTCTTCATCATATTCCCATCCGCTAAACTCTTCCTCTTCGATATATTCAACATTCGTTCTGATATAAACATTAGTTTTACCGATTTCAATAAACGGTATTGATTCTTGAGTTCCTCTAATTTTCATAATTCAAACCTCCATTTGATAGTTGTTAATAAATGGTTGCAATGGTTTAATATATTTTTGTTCAAGTTTGTAATGATTACACCATTTAATCCAACCATTATAAGAATTAATACTACAATACTCATTTAGAGTTAAATTTAAACCCGATTCACAATTCTTTTTTATGATACATTGCTTTATTTACTCTTGCCCAAGCCATATGTGGCCCACGATTCGATATAGCGGAATATGTATCATAAATTAATGTTTTTATTAAAATTGGTTCAAGAATTTGCATAATTGCCCACTGACATATTCTATCTGGATAATAAGGTAATTTATATAATGTTCTTATTTTCCGTCCTTCTTTTTTCTGAAAGATAGTATATTCAGATGTTTTATATGTTTTATTGATAAGAGACATTTGCAATTCTTGAAGATAATGTTCAATGTCAGCATCAACCATTTGAACTTCTGCATATGAACCCTTATCTTTACGGGCATTAAGATGTGCTAATCTTAAATTGTCCATGTCATATATTTTATGATATATATTACCAATTCGTTTCATAATATTTTCTAAATGGATTAATCAGGTCAAGTTTTCGGTTTTACCCTACTAACATAACCGCTACACCCTAATATTCCACCAAGAGGTGAGGACATAATTTTAACAATGTATATTTCCATTTTGGTGACTGCTGATATTCGAATTCGAATTCACAGGTGAATTGTTCAAATTCAGATTGAAAGGCTCTGCATTACCTGCATTAGTCCAATTCCTGCTGAAATTACCTAAGTAACCTGCTTGAAGATTCGTATAAAAAATCATTTATGCCCTTTTTGATAAAAAATATTTACTACATATATATCACCTCAACTTTGTTTTTTAATCCATGTTAGGCGACCGCCGATACCCGAACCCGAAGTCACAGGCGAATCGTGCAAATACAGAGAGAAAGGCCCCGCATTACCCGCAAAAGTCCAATACCCGCCGAAAGTACCCAAGCAACCCGCCCGAAGATACGCATAATCACAATAGTAGGTAGTTTCCGATCCATCTTTGTTGGCTGTGACAAACCCGGTTTCGTTTGCTCCGTGAATATCCTTGATATACCCATCAACACTTACCGCGAACCCAGTGCCATATTCTATATAATTATCTGGTTTAGGAACAGCATCAATCCACGTTTCACCGTCCTGCTGATAAGGAACAGTATTAAACTCATCAGTTGTAATCCACAACTTTCTAGCAGGATCAGTATTCGCCGTAGACCATATTCCATCTACCCAATTACGTATATTGCCCCAAAAATCTTCAATACCACAGAATTTAATTTGTTCATTGTTATCTACAATAGATGAACCATAAAACATACCAGAAGTATTACGTGCTCCTGTTTTCTTTAAAACTGATGCATCAACATTACCTCTTCCAAGTGCAGTCTGCCCATCAAGGTTCTTGAAGAAAATAACATATAAAATCTGTAGTAACTGCATCTGATAGAATAGAAACTGCTCATATCCCTCACCATTTGCTTGTGCATCTGTTCTAAATGCAGCATGTGTTTTACTACCTGTCGGTGTTTTACCTGACAGGGAACGTAATTTATTACTAATTACAGCACCAGGATATGCACCAATATAAATATTATCTTCAATATTTTCACCACGCGTATGAGCAAGACAAACAAACCCTTCACGCTCAACTCTGCTCATTTGGATGATTCTATCAGTTCCATTTTCACTAAATTTCCAAAACATTTTTGGAATTTCAATCATTACATCTCCATCAAGACCAGATGTAATATCAGCATTAGAACCATCAATCTTTTTTGTATAATCATTAGGATCAAGATAATAATTTACCGCGCCATCCTTGAATACACAAGGACGAATACCTAATGATTTGAACGGTAATTCCCAAGAACCCCAATCAAAGTTACCATCATTACCCCGCATAGGGACAAATCCCGCTGCATCATCAGTATAGGTAACACTTGTTTCAGGATTCTGATTGGTAGTATCAATCTTGACACTATAGATATTATTACTTGAAACTGTTAAAACGTCATCTATTCTTTCATTTAACATTGAAACATCATTCTGGTTGGCGAATCTAACGATAGTATTCCAACCACTTGTTCCATCACCTACTTTGAGTATACCTGTATCGGTTTCATACCCTAACTCACCATTCTTAAGAACAGCATTTTCCGCTAACCATTTATCGCGCGTATCGCGTCTAATCTGTATTGATGCTTTTCTAGGCATTAAGCGTCACCACCATCAATTACCGATAAATCATCACCAATCGCTAACAAATATTGCTGACGATTATCTTTCAAAATCGGTATAATATAAATATTAACTGTATTATCAATCGTTTCAACAGCAGTTTTAAGTTCTGTTAATGTTTCATAAATAGTAACAATCCACTTAACCATGTTATTTCACCTCAACTATATATTTATCAGAAGTATATTTCCACGTAACAGAATCAATGGTTCTGTCAGTTGCCTCACCAATTTTAAACTGAATTATGTGCTTACCCATCTGCTTACGCTTGTAAGGATACCAACACCAAATTGCAAGACTTTTATTCTCCACAAGAATATTTGTGGTAAGCATCTGATCTAACTCATTATCAACAAACACCCCAATTGTTATTCTACCTATTTCCGTTCCTCTTACACTGAAGAATACTTTAAAATCCTTCAGGTAAGGAATCACTTTTAATGGTTGAGGAGTTGTAACAGAATTGCACCAAACCTTTTCTATATATCCATTGCCAAATTCATTCATAATAATCACCTTAATTATTTTACTTCAACTTTACATTTTTGCGAAGAATAAACAGTACTAAGAAAAACCAAATCTTGTGAGTTAATTGTATTATTATCCTCAAGGGGAATAACAAAAGGAATTATATATGAATTACCCGTGACAATATTTGTTGTTTCAATAATACCATTATTAATACTACTTACAAAATCATGAGATTTAATTAAACCACCAACAAAAGTTGGTTCAAAAAATACAATAACACCATTATCCTTTTCCATGATTAACTTGGAATCGGTTTCAATAGTATAATGATTTCTAAAATTACCAACAATGTCTTTTTTGATGATGAAATTAAATGGTGTAACTTCTACTGTGTCATATTCTTTTGCACTTGTAGACCTTGAGGTTGCATTACCTGTGTCTAACTCGAAAGTAAATTTCACGTAATTGGATTTAATTTCTTTAAACTTGATTATAACATGATTATCACCAAACGCTTTATTGTAAAAAGAACCAACTTCAATTACATTGTTGTTTGTTATGCTAAAGAGTTTAGCATTTTTCCAGGTAGTCTGTTTAATTACCCATCGCATTATAGGGTTCTGAACAACAATGTCACCTACAAAGTCATGTTCAGGATTATAAATCTGCTTCCATTCGGATTCTTCAGAACCCGTAGTAATAGTATCAAATACCTTACACTCACCTACATTATAATCACCCACTACATCAAATGCAACACGTGCTCTCTTTTCGGGTAAGAGAAATCCATAGTTAACTGCAATATTAGATAAATCATCAGTTTCTTTTTGAACTTTGATTGTATACGTTAAACCCTTTTGTGTAATATTGAACGGTTTAGTTTTAACAATAGTCCACTCACCATTTATCGGTTGATTTTCAACAGTTAATAATATATAAGAATGTGAACTATCTTCAAACAAAGTTGTTGCACGTAAATTAACTGTATTGTCTAATGATGTTATTGTAGTTATAAGATCATGCAATGATTCTTTAGTTGAAAACGTCCATTTTCCATCGTTTAAAACAACAGTTTCTTCATCATCACCTTCAAAAGTATACAAATCATCTACCACTACATTATCCCCACTTAAAACAACAATGTGTGCGTCTGATGCGATTGTAGCATCACTCTTCATGCGTAGGACAACACGGTAAGAACCAAGCGGAACATCAACACCTGAAACCATTGTGTAAGAGATAGATTCATCCTTTGCATCGAGAAGATTGTAGGACATCTTATACGCTGTTTTATCATACTTAGGAGTATCCGAAGCAGAATGTATCACATTGTCAGGATAGAATGCAGGAAATGGTCTATAAATCGGTATGTCACCTGCCATAAATGCAGGTGTAGATAATTTCACACTATCCTGTGAAGTCTTAACTCTAACATTAGTAGCACCAATGGGAAGTGCAACATGCGGTGGAAACTCAATGTTAAATTCATTCTCTCGCATTTCAGTTTCTACTTCCACTACACGTTCATATTTTGTAGCAGGTAGATACTTACCTTCGATTGAATAGTTCCTTACACCTAACTCTTCTGAAGTCTGTGGAGCATCAGCATTATCAATCTCAATGAAACCGTCCAGGTCTGCATACTTTGTATAACAATATCCAGCGGAACGATACTGCAATGCCTCTACATCTTCTGCGTATTGTGCATCATTCTTTTCACCATCATTGTAAAGATAACCATCAAGTGTAACAGGTTGAAGATTGCGACGTATGGAAATAGTCTTAGGGTCGGATATATTAATACCTGCAATCTCTTTTGTTATTTTCGAGACAGATTTCTTATCAATGGAAGAAAGAATGGGTAAATAAATTTCACCTATATACATTTTGTATCACCTTTAAGACCATGTTTCAGTTTCATCAATAATTGGTGTCATTAATGCATAAATACCAAATACATTGTTATAACACGTATAATTGGAGTTGTGGCTTTGAATCTGTAATTTAAAAACATCACCGGTAGTTATTGGAACATCAATTGCTAAAGAACCACCACCAAGAGTAACAGTATATTCTGATTTAGGAACAACAACATCATTTTTTAATAATCTAATACCACCATTATTGCCAGTAGCCGAAATGTTGTAATATATTGTTGCTGTACCCAATACTCCTATTTTAGCAGCAGGCGTTGTTTTTACTGTAACCCATGAGGTTGTGTAATTACTTACATATGTATTATTAATATAACGAGGTTTTGTTAAACCTGGATCAGTAGTCCAGAGATATGATGTAGTCTTTATTTTTTCTGCCGTTAAAACACCAACATTGTCAATGTCATTACTTGACATATCAATGTCTTTCTTTACTGTTAATTTAGTAGTGTCATTTGTTATATCTTCATATAATGGTCCTAACTTTGAATCAATATCATCCCAATTTTGATTAATCGGAATATGCCAATCAACATCACCGTTAGCAGGTTTCGCTAATCCAAGTTTCGTAGTATATGTATTTGCCATATTTTATCACCTATATGATTTATACTTTCTATTTAACAAGTTTGAACCAAATTCTTTAGGTTCAAGATTTCTGTAATAGTTTTGTTCATTAAACGATGCAAACGAGAGATTTGTTGGTGTTATAATCTTACTACCTTCTATATTTGAAATTGGAATAAGTGCTGCATATGTAATTAAATTTAACGGATAATAACCACTGATTGTTTTATCAATGGTAATAATAGCATTATCACCAATTTCCGATTCTTTAAATTCAATTACATGATTATATGTTGTTAATACTGCATCACCACCAATAACTTCACTAGAATCTACTGTATCAATGGCTAATGTTGTAGATTTTGTATCATTTATAAATGAAAATGTAAGTTCGCTTGCTTCACTTGTAGAAATTGTTTGCACAATTAAATTATAACGTCCAACATCTATATCTTCTCCAATAATACCATCAAACATAGTTATTTTTTGTGAACCATTTGAACCACCATGTGAAGGACTAGTAATTACTGTAAATGGATAACCAACATTTTCATATATCATTGAATCTATTACTTCTAATTGATTAAAAAACACGTAAATATTACCTGTTCCTGCTTCCGAAGAACGTGCAAACAAACCAATATTACCATACTCGAATGATTCATCACCTACATACGTCAATGTGGGTATTGTGGGTTTTGAATCACTTGCATTATAGAAATAAATATCAAAAGTTCTATTTTCATTATTATATTCACACTCAATCCATTGTGAAGTATATGACTGACAAGTTATTGTTTTTGACGCTGCAACTACTTCACTACCATCTGCACCATATCCATATTCACCATATCCATCTACACCATAAGAACCCTGACTATTTTGATTCTGTTTGAATTTGAGTAATTTAATCTTAGATAAATTACCACCATTTGCTTGTGTTGCATCGAGTTCTAAACAGCACACGTAGTAAGTATTATCATAAGTAGGATCACCTGCAATAATAATGCCTACTTCGCGTGTAATTGTTTTTCGTGTGAAAACAGTAAAGTTAAGTTTATATTTACCTGTTCCTAATTTTAAATTCTTTAATTTCTTGGTAATTAACGTATCACTGTTACTTATTATAAACAATCCATTAGAATATGTTTCAGTAAAATTACTACCATTTTCTACTATATATTCACTTGATGAATCAATAGATAAATCATCATAAATTCTATTTTTTTGCACATTTGTTAAACTAACATCGGTAGTATTTTGGAATATATACTGTGAACCTAAAGAACCAGAAATCATGAAAAGTGTAAACATAAAGTTACCTGATTCAGCGGTGTTGTTTACATACATTCCACCTTCACCAAGCACTAATGCACTACTATTCTTTGACTTACAAATACCCGCAATACACTCATCAAAGATTACTGTAAAGATACCATTCTCACTTGTATGTTCAGTGTTTGCTAATGAAGATGTTACCATTAAATCTATAGGCGCATTAATCGCCTTCCATGAAGGCATAGTGCTGAAATCAACATGCCAATCCCACTTGAATGTTCCATTACGGATTAATTCAAAGGTAACATACAAAGGAGTGAAACGGGCAAGAACTATCTCTCTACAATCTGTTGCATTTGCATCCGATTCACCATCAAACAGGGAGAACTCTATTTCAACTAAATCAGGTCGAATCTCTTTTACAATGTAACTAACATCATTGTTCTTAAATGCGCGTGGATATAATCTTCCTACCTGATTATTTATTAGATTAGTTAATTCACCTGTATTGTTCCAAATCTCATTTGTATCCACATGCCAACGGAAGAATGAGTTTTGAATAATTATTCCGGTAGAGAAATCATGATTATAATTGAACACTTGTTTCCAATCTGATTCAATTGTAGAACCATTAGAATCAAACACCTTGACATTACCACAATCTACTTCTGAATCATTCTCAAATACTACCTTTGCAGTATAAGTAGGAAGAATGAATCCATAATTAACTTCAATGGTGTTTGCAGTTGCAGTTGCCTTTTTAATGGAAACAGTTAATGTTTCATGTTTAATTACTTCAAACTCTGATGTTTCAATTGTAACCCAATAAGTATCACCCGTAGTAAAGGTTTCATTGATTATTTCACCACTTATACTACCAGTTATAGTTACATTAATATCATCTGTAACATTTAAGTCTTGTAAGCGGAATACAACCTTATAACGTCCTTTTGGTAAATCTGTGCCTACCGTTGTAGTCCATTCAGTTTTCTCACTTTGTGCATCGATTACTGTTACGAAACACCCGTAGGCAGACTCCATGAAAGTCTTATCGCCCGTGGATGTTGCAGTTACATAGTTATCAGCATCAAAGATAGGGAACGGTTTAAAGATAGATATTTTACCATCCTTACCCACAGTTCCATGCCATTCATCAATAAACATTATTTCCCAGGGTGATTTGATTCTGACATTGGTTGCACCTGTAGGAAGAGCGATGATAGGAGGAAACTGAATTGCAAGATCACTCTCAATATAATCTGTTTCTACACGGTAAGCACATTCATAGCGGGCAGAAGGAAGAAACTTACCTGTTCCACTAAATTCACGTGCATTCTGATTCTCTACTGTGTCGGGAATATCAACATCATTGAGGACAAAGTAACCCTTCTTATTATTATACACAACAATATTGTAGGCAGAATTGCGTATCAATACTGCTTCAAGATCATTGGCGTAATCATCAGAAGTCTTACTTCCATGCGCTGCTGCAACACCCGATATAGTTAGTTCTTTCAGTTTAGGTGCAGTCTCATCAAGATCAGCATCGCCGGAGATAAAGTTAGTTTCTTTACTCTCTTTGGTGGTTTTATTTGCTGAAAATTCCGATACATACGGAATATAAATATCTCCAATATACATTTATCTCCACCTCTCAATTAAATTCATACGGCGCTTCAAATCATCAAGTATAGTCTCTAATCGTTTCTTTGGTCTATCAAGCGTGATGCTACATTTATCATTAGTAATTTCCATCTCAATAATCTCATACGTCCCTGCTACAAATGCAGGTTCACTTATGGTAACATAACAACCAAGTTCAATAACTTTCGAGTAGAACAAATCAGGATTGACATTTAGGGTAAGAGATGCAAACTTATTCTGTTTACTCAATTCATCCTTTGCACGTTTCTCACATGCTGCTACATCCACACACGAATCATCTGTAATAACAATAGTAGGATTTGTGCCTACACTTGCCTCACCAGTAACATTATTCTTACCAATTACAATAACCTTCTGCACAGGATGAACATTAATCTCTATTTCAGGAATGTCAATGATTGCATTGGTTATATCGCATGTTTTCTTGTTCCAAACATGACTTGACTTGTTACTACGAGTGCAACCATTTACACCAATATAAATCTCATTTCCTACCGTCCACACATCACATGCAGTCTGTTCCGAGACAATATTGGCAGAATCAGTAGTATACTTACCATTTGCATCTAAACCACAAACACAATTATCAGCGAGCAAACGTAACCATTCATAGCGATTAAGTTTATCACCCTTCAGTTCTGTAATAGTCTGTGACGGCACATAGCCCACTGTATACGCTGTTTCAGCGAGGATCTCTGACAAAATGGTATCAGAGGTCATTGAAGTGTAAGTGATGTCAAAACTTGCACTTTTACTCAACAAATCATAGTCTATTGCTAATTTGTAGGCAAGTTCATCCAGGGTAATAATGTATTTATTATTCAGGTAATCAAAGTTAATTTTGTTGATTATACCTGTGAATATTTCCATTCCATCAACAATTAACATCAACTCTGATTCACTCTGAAGCGTATAATAGTCCTTTGCAGAAATGGTAACAACACAATATTTCTTTTCATTGCTCTTTAGAGTAACTGTGTAAGAATTAACATTATAATCGCGTAATCCACGAAGAATTACCTTCATGCTGTTAACCCCGCATTTCTACTGATACGTTCATACACGGCATCTGCAAGTTTGTCTATATCCTGTTCACTACGAATTGTAGCATTATTCAAGTTTACATCAATGTCATAATTGTTTGTAGTCCCGCTACCCTGAAGTTGTGGTAAACCATCAAAATTGGCCATTGCAGCAGACACATTATATGTAACACTAACAGGAGGTGCTTCTACACTATTGAGAATACCATTCATCTGATTAATTGCAGATTGTAAAGCGGGAATTGCTGCTAATATTCCATTTGTGTAGGAATTAACAAATGTGTAACCAAGATCATACGCTTTCTCTGCAAGATTTAGTTTGTCGAGGATTGTTGTTTTTA